AAATTCCTCAATCGAGCCACACAACTGGACAGTACGACTGCTCTGCTGCTATTATGTTTCGAAATAGCGGCGTCCTAGCATCATACCATTGTTCTATGAGAATTTGCAGGTCAGGCACAATTCCAAAAGCTAACCAAAAGCTAAAGCGTGTTCGTGGATCAACACGTGTAAAACACCTCTTCATACCTTTAGCAGCAATGAAAATGCCGAGATCTAGTGTAGGGTCATTGAGTAAGGGTTTGCGGCCACAGGCGGCGCGTTGCATACCAGCATAAAATGATTGGAATATGGGAATGCCACCAGTTAAAGATATTCCACAATCACCATGCGCGCCGATCCATTTCTCATAGGAAGAACGGCCGTCCCAAGCCTTATGGGACACGCAATCCTTAGCCAATGCAATACGTGGGTCACGGACCATAACATAGTCTTGCCCATCAAAAATTGGTTGTGTCTGACAAAATTTCACACATTCCAACGTATACACTGGTTCCTCGAGAACAATATCAAACCCAAACTCTGCCATGTACTCTCGAAATCCATTCATAAACAATTCCAGGTTCTTACGCTCAATTATCAACACACAATCGTCACCGTTGTTCGCAAGTTCAAATTTAGAAATGTTACGCATCCTGCAATACGAGTGATACATCGCGCACATAAGCAAGCAATTGCCAAGAGCGGTATTCATGTCACCACTCATCCTACAACCATCAACTTTGTAGGCAAGCTTACCATCATTACAATAACAACGTGCGTCGTTAAGGAGCTGCATATTCAATAATTTCTGCAACTCTGGATCACCACCAAAACATTTCAAATAATTCGAATGTTCCCATCGCAATGCATCAACACTGACATGTTGATCGAAACGCACTGCGTCACTGCCAATTGCTACTGGATCAGTGAACTTTGACCATTTCTTGTGCATCAGTTTACCGGCATCAGAGGAATTTAAGCCCTTAAACACAGTAACCTCACCGAAGATTCTGGCAATTGAACTGTAGACTTTGCCCTCCAAAGGGCGCAAAAATCTACCTACCATCACATTAAAACGAGGATTGCGGGGTGAGACAATTCGCATAACTGGATCCTTCTTAACATCCAGATTAACCTTCTCACACTTACCAAAAGCGCGAATGAAAGAATCACGTCGACTTATACTCTCAACAACAAGAG